CCGACAAACTTGGTGTTTTCCTCGTCGTCAGTGACCCTGATCCAGCGTTCTTCAGTCCAATACTGCTTGATGCGCTCCCAGACAGCCCTATACACGCGGATTTTCCATGTGCTGTGAACTTCTACGAGAGGCTGAATCTCAAGATTGCGCGACGTTTGGAGTTTTCCAAGCGCCTTTCCCGACATATTTGTCTCATTGTCTGCGGCGATGCCTGCTCTCGCCAGCGATTCGATCTGGGTAATGGCGTCTTTGAACATGTTGAATTCTGCGGCGCTAAGGGATTCGTTTGGCACAAAGCCGTAATCCTCTCCGAACTTGCCCGGGCCTGCTGGGAATTCAATGTGTCCGCCACTGGAGTTGGCTTCTCTCTTGAACTTGTTGATGTCACTGATGGCGCCTTCTTTTCCGAACGTCTGGCGCCTTGTCATTAAATCCGTGGCGCGGCTGTGGCGTTTGTTTATATCGTCCTGAATAGACAGTTTTGTCTTCACAGGGCTGTAATGCTCACCTTTTCTGGAAACCTTGGGGCAGGCCAGAATGTGTGGATTTGTTGGTTTTCCATCGCAATCCTTGTAACCAGATGCTTTAGGCTCCACAAGGTATGTATCTTTGGCGAAAATAGCGTGATGCCAGACGCCAGCTTGCAGAAAGTACATCTCGACTACCATGACGCGCTCCCGATCGCTCTTGTCGTACCAGCGAGGAACGTCGTCGTAAGTTTCGCTGGAGGCGCCAGATGCGCCAGATGCACATGTTGTCGCGGCATCCCTCAGGGCTTTCTCAACATCTTCGTCCAGATTCCAGCGGGAGACGACCTCTGAGATATCCATCCAAGAGATAAGGCCGGTGTATTGGCAATCGTTATATAGCGCATGAAGGGGAGAGCCGCCTTTCTGCTTCTGGACCGAGTACGGATCGAAGAACATTCGACTGAACGGCATCTTGCGGATAACGATCTCACGCTTTCCGTTCATCTTCTCTACTTCAACAGAGACGCCTCCCGGGCCTTCTAAGAGGAAGTTCTCGAATACCTCCGAAGCTATGTTGTCGAAGAAATTATTGTCCAGAGTGAACCTGAGGGCGTCTGTTACTGCTTCAGCGTCCTTTTCTGCGTTTTGGTCAATGGATCGAGGGTAGACCTTCGGGTCTGTGCGGCTTCTCAGCTCAATCCCAAGAAGGAAGTCGACCATAGGGGCGATACGGTTGTTGACGGTTGGCGGCTGCTTGCGGTCCTGAAATATGGCGAGCTCCGCCGAAGTGTGCTGGTTTCCGTCGTAGTAGTCCCTGCACTTCTCCGACCATTCGCGGGCGCTCAGAGATAATCTGTCTGATTCGTCAAATTTCTTAACGAGATCGATGACGGTAGGGCCATTACTCGTGGCGCCTTTACCTTTCCCCTTGCGCCCTCGGCGCCTTTTCTTTGGCGCCCGCTTGATGGCGAAGTCGATGTCGTCTTCTTCTTTGGCTGCTACCGCATCACTCATACCGTTTTCCATGATTCGCCAGATCGGTCTCTAGCATTGAATTTTCTGTCCCACCGGTCTTCAGCCCCGCTTGAAGAGTAGATTTTCGCCGCGAATGGCCTGCTCATGCAAGCGTAACGCCACTCGTCGGCCGCGTGGTCCTCTCCTTTGGTGTCCAAATCCTCCATATTCAGTTGATCGTGCTGAAGAACCGGGATCGTTCTGATCGAGTCTTTGCAGGTATTGAAGCAGTAAAGCATGGGTAGCTTCTGCCCCGGGGCGTACTCGTTGTCGACGCCTTTCATTCTTGAGCGCATCTGGTCCCAGCCGCCCATGGCGCCCCGTTTGGATACGCGCTTATTATCACCAGGAATCCAAGGAATGCCTTTTTGCCCAGCTTTCGGGCCCATTCTCTCTGCCAGAGACGGTCCTCCGTCGTGAGCAAAGATGGCAGGGTCAGCGACGGAATACTGAATCCTCTCATCATCCTCCTCAATACCAAGGATCAGGTCTCTTACTTCCTCGGCATCCAGCTTTAGCCCGACGTTTGGGGCGCTGCATCCGTAGATTTCTCTGTACCGGATTAAGGCGCCGCGAGGGATGCGCTTCCCGTGATGGAGATAGTCTTCGCTCGCAACCGCCCACCAGCCAGCACTGAAAGGCGCCGCAGAGCCCCAGTCAAAGGATCGGAATCGGTTCCAGTGATCAGGGATCGTGAACGGCGGGATAATAAGATCGTTGCTCCAGCAGTCAAAATAGGCGCCTTCGATAATGTCCCAATCCCCGTTAAGCCATGCTCTTACAAGGTCTTCTGAGCCAACCATGTACAGGCTAGTCTCATACATCGGGTCATTTGTCGTCAGTATGCGATTATCCGACAGCTTTGCCGGGATAAACACTCGCTTCCATATCTCACCATTGGGAAGGACTTCTTCGATTATCTTGAATCCTTCTGGCGCTGGATCAATAAACCGGTTTTTTACCCAGAGATGGCCGGGGCCGCCCGGGTTGCAGGTGCTATGCAGTTGGGTTGGTACGCCTGATGCGCTTCGCAGGGCGCCACGAAGCCTGTTGTAACAGTTTGGGCGCTCCCATTGAGCAAGCTCCTCAAAATAAATATCGGTGTAGTTGTGCCCTTGATAGTGCTCCGCGTCCAAATCTCTGTCCAAATACCTGAACTTGAGTGTGGCGCCCTGAGGACTGGTAAAGGTCTTTTTCTGCTCTTGCCACTTCCAGCCAAGGCCGTGAGGGCCATATATCTCATGCGCCCTCTGTATGGCGTCTTCAAGATCGACCAGCGACCTACGGAAAAATATGGCTCTTTGGGCTTCGCCGTAAGTCTCGCCTTTGATGGCGTTCTTCCCAAGCATTCCGTCTGTCTTGCCGCCGCCCCGGGCGCCACCGTACATAATCTCCTTTACCGGACAGGAAGTCAGCGCGGCCTGTGGCCCGGTTTGCGGAGCCCAGACGAGATTACTCATCGCTTGCGGCTCCCTTGATTGAAACGATGTTGGCGCTATTGGATTCCGCCCATTCTTCTTCGCTCTGCTGAGGCGTCGCGGCGATTACTCGATCCCTGGTAACATCTTCAATAGTGAGTTCTTCAGATTTAAGATCGGGCAGCGTCTTGTTTAGCAGCGCCAAGATCGCCCGTAGCTTCGTTGGCGTCATCTTGGGGACGTGCATTTTCCCGTCAGGGCGCTTCAGTGCAGTCCCTAGAGCGAACGCTTGGACCTCTCTGATCAGCATCGCGCTCTTGATCTTGGCCCGCAACTTATCTTTGTCTAGGTCGTTTAGTATTTTTCTATTAGCCATTAGTTATCTCGTACCAAGGGTCGCCTTTCTCTAAGCCTGAAATACTCAGCCAGTTGTAGTCAATATCATCCCGGGAAATCACCCATTTGCTCGCGTTGTCGATAATCCACCCATCAACCTCTAGGACAAGGTGATACCCTTCCCTCGGGACGTAGCAGAACACCAGCCTGTTAGGTATTCCCAGCTTCCTACACTGGTAACGTGCAGCCAAAGCGTGGCCGTCACAATCATCTTTAAACTCTTCTCGCTTTGCTTCATCAAGGTCTTTCAGCTCCTCAACATCCACCCAATGCTCGGGCAGTCCTCGTTGCTCTTTGTCGCTAGTGTAATTAAACCGCCAAGCCACATAGTCTTTGATCGCCTGTAGATCGGACTTCTTAACAGTCATCAGCAATCTACTCCTCTCGCTCTCCCCTCGATACAGCCGCCGGGAGGCGCCACTTCGACGCCAGTCTCGAAAGGCGTCGGAACGCTCTCGCAGCCCGAAAGCATCAGTAGAAGGACAATCAGCCTCATAGTGTTAGATGGGACATATCATCCCCTGCAAACGCAGCAAACAACTTAGACGGAGTAACCGCATTCCCCTCGCCATCAACATAAGGCGTGTAGTCGTATACCGATTGATACAGCGCCAGCATGGGCGCATCGCCCAAGGTGTTTTCATAGACCGGCACTCTTGGTTCGGCTTCAGCATCAACCCACTGTAGAACGCCGTCGATGGTCGCCTGAGTTCGATATCCAAAGATTTCCTCGTAGCTCGTCACTGTCACATACGGTAGAAGCTCTAACGCCTCAAGCCCCTCGGATGACGAGAGGATGATT